CGTGATCGTGTTTTGTGCGTACTGATAATTCCCGCCGGGGTTCGGTACGTTCAATAACATCATGTTGGCATCTGGGTATAAAGTCAGTTGCCACCCAAACGACGAACCGTAGGAGTTCGCTGCAATAGATACGCTGTTTTGTATCTTGTCAGTCAGGGCTACTGTTCTATCGACACTTGCCGACAAAAGGCCGCGCCCCAAAGGGAAAACACCCTCTGTGGTGTTGACTGCCAAGTCACCGCCGTACTTTTCAGCACATCGACGGCCTAAAGGCTTACCTAACTGAAACACTCCGACTATTGAAAAATCACCACCCGCGCCGGGGTTGCTGCCTCTGTAAATCGCCACCTCACCCATCGTTGAAATAACGACGAAATGGTCATCAGCACCCGCGCCAGCGTCCACCGTCCATGTGTAGCAGGCCATAATCGACCCGCCATCGCGGAAAATGGCGCTCATATCAAGCGTACCCACTGCACCACCTACTTGGCCAACGGGCAGGAATACTACCTGCATGCTGTTTTTGACCACAAAATACAGCCGTGACTTAAACACGCACACATGCACCAGGTTAGTTGTCGTCACTCCGGTTATTGAAGGCGTTGACACTCCATCTATTGCCGTCCATGTCGTGCCGTTAAATAGTTGGGGTCTGTCTTGTCCGTTCACTAAGTACAGAAAAGACCCACCCGCAGTAGTCACGTTAGCGTGCTGCCATTGTGCTGAAGTCTGCCCGGTCACGACTGCCGCGCCTACCGCTCCGGCTGTAGTTACGTCGAAAATACCCGTACCCGCTGCGGCGAACAGTTTTGCCCCGCCACTTGTCGGCAAATACTCCACCAGCGTTTGTACTGCGTTTGCAAAGCCTGTAACGTGGTTAATGCTGCCTTTTCTTACCCCCACATAGGAAGGGTACGGCCACCAGTTATCAAGTATGAGCGCATATTGCGGTTTCATATCTGCAATGCTGTCTCGGTCATTAAGACCGCCAACCGGGGCAGGTATTGAGGTAGCTCGTGCTGTTGCCATAATTAACCGGGAAAATTGCCGTCTTGTATGTTCCACTCAGTCAGCAATATATTGCGCGGCAAACCACCAAGCGTAAGTTTTTGCGCCGACTTGTCCTGTGCCTTAATCGTGTCGAGCATGGTTCTAAATTCTGCCAAGTCAAAGCTCGCATCCAGTCCTTTAGAGGCTTTCCACTGTACTTTTAGACCCGTCACCATCAGCGAATCGTCAAATATCGCTCTGTCGGTGTCGGCTGCGTAGGTGTAGCGAGTAACCCCGCCACCTGCATCAATCCAGTTTTTTGAAATGTAGTAAAAAGACAGGTTCAAATCACCCGTGGGCGGGTCAACCTCTAGGAAGTTGTCAGCAATTCTGAAGCGAAGGTTTGGGCCATCGCTGATAATCGCAGACTTATAAATCTGCCATTCTTGAGTGGTTGCAGGCCCTATGAGCGGCCATTGTGACGTTCTATCCCACTCCGTCTGGGGTATTTGTCTGCCCCAGTCACTCGGTAGGTCGTATTGTGTCTGCCCCTGAACCGTAGTAAAGCTGTGTTCAGTATTCAGCCTTTGCCACTCGTACTGGCGGGAAAGGTCTCGCCCTAGTCGGTTGACCAAGGCGAGTAGTTGTATGATCTGCGGGTCATTGTTCCCGATAACCAATGTCGGGCGGCTTACACCCAGTTCACCAGTAACCTGCTGCACTAGCTCCAACAGGGTGTAATTCATAGTTAGCCCTCGACGGTTTCAGGTTCTTTACGCGGTCTTCCGCGTTTCACTTCCGGGTTTTCTAACGATGCTTTGAGCGCTTCAAATTCATTACGCAATCGCTCGTTTTCAGCTTGCAGTGCGTTAATAGGCGCATTTCCTGCCGCTGCCGCTAGATAATCCCGCGCTTTCTTTCTTAATTCCATCCAGCCCATGCCCATACGCTGTAATGCGCCATCGTTCACTTCAGCCAGATTTTCTACAGTTCTAATACCAAAATACTCGGCTTCTTTGCATTGCGACTTAGTGATCTGCGGCCATTGACTTAAAACCGTGCCAATCACTTCCCCCGCCATACCTGCCTCAAACTCACGCCACTGTTTTGCATACTTTTGCTTGTAGTGTGCGTCTGCTTTTACTTCTAAAACATTCAAACGATCGCCGGGGTGTTGAATCCGAATGAATGGAATTTCTTTGTAAATCGGTCGGCCAGCTTTTTCACTTTCCGACTTCAATTCAACAGATTCCATGAAAAACTCGACAAAACTAGATTGAGGATTGCTCATATCTTCTCCGCTCAAATTAAACAGGGGCAAATGCCCCTGCCCACTCAGTAAGTGACCCAGTTAAGACTATTACGTCCCAACAATCTCGCCTGACCACCAGCCGCAACAGAAAACGCGGCGTTAGCTGACAGTGCATTAATAGCACCGCCAGTTGCCGGGTAAACGTTAAGAGCGTTAGCGCCAAGGTTTTTAACAGTGACTTCTGCACCAGGTTCAGCCGGGGGCAAAATAACTCCAGTACTGGCTGCCGCTGTCGTTACTATGACATGAGCGCCAGCGACCAGAGTTGCCGTGCCTTGAGTTGAACCCGCAGCGGTCACGTTGTCCTGAATGTCGCCACACACCGCTTCGGTAAGTGCAGCAGCCATTCCGACACCCATACACCGTGAAGGGTAGCTCATACGTTACTCCTTAGACAGAAGCAGCAGAGAACCAGCCACGATCACCAGAAGCCATAGCAACCGCAGGTGAGCGGTAAGAACCGCCAGTTGCAGTCACTAGGAACGTGGTAGCGTTGACGGTACATACTGCTGTCGAAGCGGTAATGACGGCGTTAGCTTGGCCATAAACATAGCGACGACCATCAGAACCAAAGACCTGAGTGCCCAACTGCGGCGCGTCTTCTGCACCGGAAGCGGGGCCCACATCAGCGGCCAAGGTAATGGTATTCAAATCACACCCCGAAATTGGGGCTACGGAAAAAGGTGCAGCCATTTTAGTATCCTTTCAAAATTAGTCAGTCAGAACGCCTTGGAAGCGAGGGCCAGAACTGGTCACGTTACCTGCCCAACCAATCAGTCGAACCATCGCGTCTTGGTTAACCGACATGCGATCACCACCAATCGGCACAAAGTTACGGTCACGGTGCGGACGGAAAAACAGGTATTTAGTATTCAGGAAGTACATGCGGTTGGTGTTCAACTGACCACCAATACCACCATCCAAGAACACATCGCAGTTAAAGCCAGCACCGAAGTATTTCAGGCTAGTGAAACCAGCACCCGCTGAACTTTCGCTAGAAATACGCTGAATGGCTTGCAAGCTTTCCAGATAAAAACGGTAGTAGTTGTTACCTGCCACAATGATATCGGGGCGGTCAGAACCACGCACTAACTGAACTGCTACACGGTTCATGTACGATTGAATGTTGGAAGCCGAAGCAGCAGCACCGCCATCAGTCGTAGCATCAAACGCAATATTGCGCCAGAACGAGAAGTTAGTACGGTTGATACCACCGTAAATGCCCGAACCAGGCGAAGCAGAAACAGCCAGAGCCAGACCAGTGATATCTTTACCGCCGTTACCCGTACCGTCCGAATAAATACCAGCCGAGATGTCGTTCATCAGTTGGGCTTCAGCAACCTGAATGCGGCCTTCTAACAAGTCAATGATCTGTTCCTTGCCGCTGTTTTGCAGCATTTCGAGACCAGACATAGAGACAGCAGCAGCGTATTGCTTAATGTCAAACTGAGCGGCGCTAATCGGACTGTTCGGGGTAATGTCGATAATGTCATACCCAGAAAACGAACCAGCGTTCTCAGTAGTGGTGTCGTTGTACATTACTTCCTGAAGAATGACGTTGCCGCCAGAAAACAGCTTTTGATTACCGCGTTCTTTCAGTTTATACAGTAATGCGTTGTTGTTGGTACAGCTATCAGCCAGCGAACCAGAGCGCGACTGAATAGTGGTTGCGACAATGTCGCTTAAATTGGCAAACGTAGCCATGACAATCCTTTCTGTTAAGAATCAAATTGCGCGGCGAGAATATCTCGCAGCGAACCTTTATTACCGGGCTGAACCCCAGAGGAAGCAGGACTAGAGCCTTTTACACTCACTGCGGCGGTTCTCGCCTTTTGAGCTTGGGCTTGTTCTAGCGCTTTTTTCTGAGCTTCGGCGCGTTGCTGATCTAACAGGGATTGCCTGATGTCGGGACGCATCCAGACAGCCATTTCATACGCTTCTTGTAAATCTTTGGCGCTGCCGGTTTCCAGCAGGGTAGCCATCTCATTACGCACTGCGTCAAAGTGCGGGCGGTCAGGAGTTGCAAACGACGCTAACTGATCTTGCGCTATTGCTTGTTCCTGTTGCCTAGCCTGATTTTGCCACATTTGTTGCTGATTACGCAACACTTGTAGCTCGTTCATTAAATATTGAGTTTGCGGGTCAACTTGGGGCGGTTCTTGAAGCTGGTTTAAGTCGATGTTGTATTCTTTTGCCAGTTGCGAAAAATACTGCGCTTTTGTCACCGGGTCTGACGTTCTCAGCGTCATATCGGCACGCATTAAAGCGTTGATAGCGGTCGGCGCATCTACGCCTAAACTCTGTAAATGTTGCTGGTAAGGCGCTATTGCTGCGTCATAAGCTTTCGCTCGTTCAGAATGGCCTTTGAACTCTGAAACGCCCTTATGAAAGTCAGATTCGCGTCGTTCGGCTTCTTGGGTGAGTATTTTGATTTCCTCAGTCGTCAAAGGTTCCCCACGGTCAGCCTTTAGGAAAGCTTCTTGCGCTGCGGGCTTCCAGCTTGACGGGGCTTTGCGCGGGGCGGGTTCTGGGGCAACTTCTTGTATGGCTTCGGGTTCTTTCTTGGCAAACTTGCCATCCTCTGACCTGGCTCTCGGTTCTTTAGTTACTTCCGTGGTTACTTCCGTGGTTACTTCGGGGGCAACCTCTGGCGCGACTTCGGCCTCTGTCGTTTCGTGTTGTTCGAGTGCGCTTTCTAGGGCTTCGGCTATGGATGGCATAGTGGTTTCCTTTTAATAACCTTTTGAATTCAATACTTCGGCAATAGTCCTACGCCGGGCTTCCCGGTCGTCTGGCCGTTGCTGTTTTTTCATGTGGTGGTCGATTTCGTTTCCGATTTCGATTAATCCGTGACGTTTTAGATGTTCACGGTGCTGGCTTCGGCTGGTAATCATTTCGCCAGTTGCCTGACTTTGGTAAGGCTGAATGTCCGGCATTATCATCGGCGCGGAATATTCTCTGGAGTAGAACTCTTCGGCGGGTATCAGTTCGCCGTTGTGCTGTATGTATCTTTGTCTGGGCATAGTCTCAGGCTATCAATAGTAGGGTTTCTATATCTTCTTCCTCTTGCGCGATTCTAAGCTGTTGTAGTTTTATTGCAACAATTATTTGTTTTGCAATGTTTTCTGCTAATTTTTCATTGATTTTGAGCGTTTCCGGCTGAATTGAGGCATATTTTGGCGAAACTGTTGCCGCCACTTCTATAGCTTGCTCTGGTTCTTCTTCAATGAACTCTATGACTTCTTCAATGTCCGGGGTTTTGGTTTCCCACTGTTTTGCCCATTTTTTACGCCAAAACTCGTAATAATGGCCGCCTACTATTTCAGGCTGTGCCCCAGTATAGGTTAAGGTAGCGTTGTTGCCGCTGTAAGTATATACGCCGCCTTCGGCAATGATTGTGTAAGCGCCGGAGAAGGGAACATAGGTTAAATTAGCGTTATTGCCGCTGTAACTGTATGTGCCGCCATCAGCAGTAAGCAGTCGGTTATAAAGCAGGTTCGCATTATTGCCTGAGTAGGAATACACCCCACCGTCAGCCGTCAAAGTATAAGACCCGGTTGGCGTGTAAATTAAATTGGCATTGTTGCCACTGTAGTTATAAATTCCACCGTCAGCGAGTAAAACGCGGTTAAAACGTAAATCCGCATTGTTGCCAGAATAGCTGTATGTGCCACCGTCGGCACTTAATGTAAATGCACCTGCCGGGGTATAAATAAGATTGGCGTTGTTCCCGCTGTAACTGTACGTCCCACCATCCGCAGAAAGCGTAAAAGCCCCGCCCGTTGCTTCAACAATCGGCAGAATGCCTAGCTCAATCTGCGCTCCGTCAAATAACCGACGCGACCGCATAGCTTAGGTCTCGCCTACAAAAATTGATCCCGCAATCGGCATTGTCGTCGCCATAGACGTGTAAATAATCGAGAGGCAAGCATCGGAATGATATTCATTGAGCGCGCCCAGAAAATTCCCGGTCGAGATCGCGTCAAACTTATTGACGCCCATCACGTCATTTACCGCGAACATCGCTAGCGGCTTGAATAGGCACACGCCGAACAGCTGCGTGGAGCCAGAAGCTGCGGCGATTGTGACACCTTCCACTGATCGAACGCCCGTATCCGCGCCTTCAAACGATATCGGGAGCAGCGAAGCATTTTCACGCCAGCCGGTGCCACCAATTTGCTGAGAAGGCGCTATGCGGTTGCCCGTGCCAGCTTGGTTGGTATAGCGCACCGTGAAGCTGGTCGCCGCGCTTCCAAGCTGCTGATGCAAAATGATCGCGGCCATTACGCCTTCGCCGTTTGTGTAGCGGGTCAGGGCAGCGGTCGGCAGATTGGTGGTCTGTTCCACAGCGGAGTTCATCGTCAAGCCGCCGTTGATATTCAGCAAGTCCACCACAATCGCCGCGATGCTACCCGCGCCACCCGCCGCGATATTGGCACCCAAGATAGTTGGACGCCCCGTGCCAGTGTTCGGAATATTGCATATGGCGAGATCGCTAGTCCGATCAAGCGCAACGCTTG